GCACCCAAACCTTGACGCAATGTGCGCAATTTAGCAACGTTCAAACCAGCAGCAACAGTGTTAGGAGCAGTTGCGCCAGCAGCGGTGGTGTTAGTAGCCCAGTTTGTTAATCCTTTGACAGGATCAGAACCAGAACCAGCACCTAACAAGAAGGCTTTGTCAACAGCGCGAGCAACACGACGAATCATACCGTCACGAATCACAGGCATTAAAGCCAACAAAGAATCTTCTTCTTCTTCGTATGCAGTATACTCATTTGTAGCGAGTTTATATGCATTCAAAGTGATTTCTTTGATAGCGTGAGTAGCATTGCTACCAGCAGAAGCACCAGCTGCACCGAGGGTAGCAGGAACGGCGCCAAAGTCAGCGTTGGTAACCCAAGTTGCCAAACCTGCTTCTGGGTTCACTGGAATAGTCATCACGTTGGTTTGCATAGCAATGTTACGGAACACTGGAGCAACCACTAAACGACGACGAACTTCAGATTCCATGTTCAATGAAACTTCGAGTTCCCATGTAGCTGAAGGCAGGTGAGCACCATACTTTTCAACTAATTGACGACCAGTTTTTGTACCGTCGATTGATTTGCCAGCCATTTTAGCCAACATAACAGCCTTCTCCTTGTCAGCATAAGACATACCGTCTTTGGCTTCTTGGAAAGACATTTTAGATTTTGTAATTGCTTCGATTTCAGCAGCTTTCTCTTTCAGAGTAGCTTCTAAACCAGCGATAACAGTCTTGCTTGACTCTTCAGCCTTTTCCAAGCGCTTCTCAACTTCAGCCAACAGGCGCTCAGCACCAGTGTCAACAGTAGAGATAGAAGCAACAGCGGCTTTAACGCGTGCATCTAAATCGGCTTGAGCTTTCTCAGCAGCAGCTTTTTCAGCCAATGCCTTTTCTTGCTTTTCAGCGATGGCTTTTGCAGTTGCTTCAGCCGCTTTGCTAGCTGCATCAGCTAACATTTGTTCTAATTGTTTTGGATCCATTTCCATTTCCTTTTTGACATTGCTGTCTGCTTCCGTTGAGGATTCTAGCCCTTTAGCTGATTCGCTGTTGGGTGCAAACTGCATTTTGAAAGATTTAAATTCTTCGGCTGTATCAAACGCCTTAGAAAGACTAAATAGTGTATTTTGATTAGCTGGCACTGATACTACTGAAATTTCATGTAGTTCCAATTCCTTTACCACAAACAGCTCTGCAGCTGAATTGTACTCCGCATCTACGATTCGGAATCCGATACTAAACGCCGTTAAAACGCCGTCTTTTACAAGATTGAACACTTCTGTGGCTGCTGAAGAGATTCTGGCTTTAATCCATAACCCTTTGCCGTCAATTTTATGTTCTACCATCCTACCAACTGGCTCACTGTGGTCATGATATGCTAAAATTACCGGATTCTTCAAGTAATTCTGGATACCTTTTTCCCAAACGCTTGCAGGAACAACATCACCCTGTCTATCAATATCAGTAGTACTTGCGTACCCTTCAATTGTTATACTAGCTGTTTTTCCGTCGGTGGCAGTACTCTTGATAAATGAACTGTTTAAAAACAGTACTTTACTTTTATCTACCATATTACCCCTTTATTGCTGATTATCTGTGGGCCTACCACCTTTCGACGGATCAGCAGCCGAACCCGCAATGTTAGCGGGTATTCTTATTTCGTCATGACCGTCGAGTTTGTCATAACGTAATTCTTCACGTGCTTCATTAGCTGTAATGATGCCTGCATTGACTAGTGTCGAATGGTAAGCAGCAATATCTTTTAATTCTGGCTGTAGTGCGCTGACATTAGCTGTGATTACTTCAATGTCATATCCAAAAAATCTTTCTAAACTAGATGTAAATTTACGAGTAATTGGCATTACTGTTTCTAGATAGAACAATCTTAAATTAGGACTAATGTTGGCATTATTACCGCCTGCCAGCAGGATAGGTGGAACGCCAATAACTTGCATGATTTTTTCGCCATGGGTTTTCATTGAATTATCAAAGTCCATGTCGTTGAAATTTTGATTTGATACTTGTGCAGGCTTTAATCCGCTATCCAGAATTACTGGACGCTTTCCTCCTTGTTTTGCTGAATATCTTTGTAACCAATATTGAATTGTTTTTTCTTTTGCAACTTGTGATAGTGTATTTTCGCTTGTTAAAACTAAACCAAATACTGCACCGTTTTCAAAGAAGTTTTCTTGAAAATCCTGCATTGCATACAAAGTCGCAATTGACCTTTGTGCTGCTTCAAGGCGCGAAGCGCCGCGATATATACTATGCGAGTTCAAATCACGGAAGTGAAAGACTTCAGACTCTTCAAACATTACCATACCATTGTACCTATATCCACGGATAAAAGTTTTGGTATCGGTTAGAATTTCGGTGTTTGCAGCAGGTAAGTGATATAAAAATACACCATCATAGTGTATGAATACGTTACCTTCTAAGATAAAGTCTGTGAAGATTGCTGAACGAAATTCTTGTGCACTTTGATAAGGGTTAGGACGAAAGTTCAACAAAGTATTCAATGACTTTTGACGAACACCTGTAACCACACTATCATTTAGTTTATCTTTTACATCGTAATCAAGTGAAGCGCAGGCATTTACCAGCATATTCACAGAACGATTAACAGCCTCAATTTTTTGAAATGACTGTTGATATGTAATCTTTGATTCCGTAGGAATCTGTGTACCAGCTTGCTGAGCAATACGTGCTTGCGCTGGATTAAATTTTTCTCTTACCCAATCGGTAAAGCGTGACATAGTTATTTTCCCTTAAGTGAACTCCGAGAAGAAACTACCAAAGCTCTTTTTGGGTATAACTGTTTCACCAGAATTTTTAGCCCGCTGGCTTTCAATCCAGTGGGCTTGTTTGGGCTCGCTTCCAGGTCGAGGCGCTTTACCATAAACTCCGTGCAGCGCTACATGATGCCGATTACAAAGGGTGTAAACTTGGTCATATAACTCCGTACGATGCTCATCAATAAATTCATCTCTGACAGCAAGGATACCTTCGTCTGTTGAAATATCATAACCTTTAGCTTCAGCCCATTTATCTAGAAGTATAGTAACTGAGTGTAGGTGATGCAGTTCCAAGTCTGTGGTTGATCCACAAATATGGCAAACATCTTTCTTTTCATAGGCTGCTTTAGCCCGGTCACGAACCCATTTTACTGGGATTCGCTTGTTTGTGTTTTTTGCCATTTACTTTAGCGTCGAACGTAACATCCATGAATGCTTTTTGTGTGCGTCTTGACGATCAGCCAAGAAGTTTGATAAGCCGTGGTCACCCATGGCTTCAGCAGCATCAAATGCCACACGGAACATCTCTGCGCAAGCATCTGAATCAATTAACAATTCTTGTGCCATCGACATAGGCTGTGGAACGCCTTCTTGACATTCAACTTGACTCATTGTGTCCAATTGTGTAAAACTAGCAGGTGCATAAATGCGTGCAGCACGTAGTTCTTCAGCAAAACTATCAATGGACTCATATACTTCTGTGTAGATGCGTTCAAAGATTAGGTGATATTCGTAGAAGTCACTGCCTTCAACATTCCAGTGAAAGCCAGCTGTTTTCAAGAAGAAAGCAAATTCTGAGGCAAAAGCCGATTTTAACATTTCTTCGTATTGTGTTCTGTCCATTTTTATCTCCAAGTGGAATAAACTACTCCACAATTACCTAGTATTATAGCACTCAAGCAACAAAAAGTCAATGCACAAATTTTTTATACCATTATACCGTGTAAGTATAAAGTGCATAACGAACGGCATCAGCCATGTGACTATATTCATCGTGCATGGGTCGTTCACGTTGGAGCCCCTCACGTTGATCCCAGCGATACTGGTCAAACATGGCTCGTACATTTGTGCAATGTGGGGCAACCTTGAGTCGACCTTGTTGTAGTAAGGTCTGCACATACGCGATGCCTGGTAAGACATCTTTTTTGGCTTTGGTGGTTGAAATGTTGTAGAGATAAGCAAGGTCACTAGCAAATTGTGCAGCAGCGGAGTCAATAAACGTAACTTCAACACCATGCTTTTGATTCATCTCAGTAAATGCAGCTGCATGTTGCTCAGTGGTCTGTTCAGATTTCAAGTATTCATCGACAATATAAAAGCAATCGCGGTTCCAATCGTATACGATAGCGCAATAAGCAGTAGCATCTCGGTAGCCGGGGTCACAGCCAGCAAACGCTTCACCTTTGAGGTCTTCAGGGATTTCAGTAACGTCTTCATCTTTTAGTGCATAAATCTGACCCTCAAACACAGTAAATGAGGCCAGGTATTCTTGTTCAAATTCGGCTTTTGACATGGACCTGCGGGCTTCCGCAACATCCGACTCAGCCATGCGTGTGTTTTCGGTGTAATCAGCTTGCAAGCTAATCCACTCAGGAAATTCGGGGTTAAATCCACGATTCCAAAATTGAGAGAACCAATTGTTACGACCACGTGGGGTGGAGATAAAAATGGCTTTGGCGTTGGGTTTATCAAGTGTTGGACGTAGTGCTACATTAAATGCAGCTTCGCCACCTTCACCAATTGCGGACTCGTCAAATATAATTAAATCATACGATCGACCAACAGTACTATCAACGGTACCAAGAGAA